CAACTTCGCGCTGCTACACAAGGCGCAGAGTCATTCCGTCCAGACAAAGGTTCCGACAGAGCTGCCAAAAAGGCCGCAGAAGAAGCAAAGCGCGTTGCTGAAGTTGTACGCGATCGCACAGCAGAGACAGAACTTCTCCAAGTTCAACAACAGCTGCAAACACGCATATTTAATGCAGAACAAAACAAAGATCTCATGCTTACCGCACGTCTTAAAGGTGAGCAAGAAATTTTAGATATACAATTTAAATATGCTCAAGAACTTGCTAAAGAGCCCAATGTAGGGGCTCAAGCAGCAATAGTCAGAAAAGGTCTACAAGAAATTGATAATTCTCGCGTTAAAACGGCGCAACAGCTGCAAGCTATCGAAGCAGCTCAAGCAGAAGCTGTACAGAATATGATTGAAGACATGGATCTAGAGATTATTAAAATAGAAGCTAAAACTGACGCACAAAAACAAGCTGCACAAGTTATGGAAATAGAATTGCAGTTTTTACGTCAAGGTAAGACATTGACAAAGGACCAAGTAACAGCAATCGCAACCAAAATTGCAGAACTTGAGAAAGCTAAAAAAGTTCAAGCTGAAGCAACCGCTTTACTGCGTATGGAAACAGAGCTGTTCGACAGTCTTGCTAGTAACGTAGCCAGTGCATTTAGTAGCGCAATAACGTCTGCCATACAAGGTACCGAAGACCTTGGTGCGGCTCTGCAAAACATAGGCGCTCAGTTACTTGGAACTATCGGAAATATGTTGATTATGTACGGTATCGCCCAAGCACTCGGTGCAGCGGGCGGCGGTGTCAATAATCCTGAAGGCATTTTCAGTTTCTTGGCCAGAGGTTTTGGCTTTGGAAAAGCCGCAGACGGCGCCTACTGGCCTGGAGGATTCCAAGCCTTTGCTGATGGCGGCGTAGTCACCCGCCCCACGATGGGCATGATTGGTGAAGGCGGTGAATCCGAATACATCATCCCTGCCAGCAAAATGCGTGGCGCCATGGCACGGTACGCCTCCGGTGCCCGTGGATCTGCCGTCATCCCAAGCGGCGGTGATACTGGCGGCAACATGGGCGGCGTTGCAGTTGCTAGCGGCGCAACCGTGGACGTTCGCTACACCGTGGAGCGCATCAACAGCGTGGATTACGTCACCGCCGATCAATTCCAGCGCGGCATGGCACAAGCTGCCCAACAAGGCGCTAATCAAGGCGAACAACGCGCATTGCGGGCATTACAAAATAACCGTTCAACCCGTAGCCGCCTAGGTCTCCGCTGATGGAATTACGCATTGCCCAATACCTCGGACTCCGCAAGCCAATCGTTGGCACACGATTTTATTTTCAAAACTACTATCTGAACAAAACTGCATCACTGACAATTCCGTTCGGCAGCGGAGAAATTGAACAAGCCCACGATTTTTTACCCTTTGGGTTTTCTGGCATTTCAACCGATCGTCAAGGTGATCTAAAGGAAGCCACATTAGTGTTTCCAAATAACGAATTAAGTCGCGCCTGGATTAACACAGTAGTCAAAGACCGTTGGTTTGCCACTGTCCGCACGATCATCCCAACTGACGACACCACGCCATCATCCGCCAAGTCACAAATCCTGTTCACATACATCGGCGTGATCACAACCGCTAACTGGAACGAAGCTGTGGTGACGGTCACGGTCAGTTCTGTGCTGGACGCTGTTGGCACGGATGCCCCAACACGCCGAATCACGCGCAAAATTGTGGGCAGCATCCCTACGACTTCCAATGTCCGACTGCAGTGACCTACTGGGACTGCGTTACGAGCTTGGCGCGGACGGTAGCGACGGTGCGATTGACTGCATCCATCTGGTGTATGAGGCGCATAAACGCTTTGGTATCTGCGACCCACCGTTCAACGATGCTTGGTACAACTCAGATTTTCGGTTTATTGCGCGGGATCTATTGTGTTGGGGTAATCGTATTGCCGCCCCCACCTATGATGGGGATGTGGTTTTGCTTTCGCAGGATCGGTCATTTTGCGTGACATGGAAAAGCGGAATCCTGTATATCAACTGGTACATCAACAAGGTGGCATGGCTGCCGCTGGACAAATTATCCGAATCCCACTGCTGCCATACGAGCGGCAACTCATCGAAGTTCTGGGCATTTCGCGGGAGGAGTACGAGCAATTTTCAGTTGAAGTAGCACGGCGCAGCAAGGAACGCCCCGCCGCCTACGACCATATTCCAGATATTCAAGCTGCTGCTCCAATAATTGCTGCTGCTGCCTATTTAGCCTCATCAGGTTCTGGTGCTTTTTTAGCCGGAGCTGGTGCTGGAGCAGCCAAAGGCGCAGCACTAACTACAGCAGCAATCAGCCTCGCCATAGGCACAGCAGTTAGCGCAGTAGCTTATCTATTGCTACCCAAGCCCAAGCCGTTTACCGCCGCTAATCAAAGTTTTGGTGGTCAACAAATTGCACTGGAAAACGTTACAGGGCAAGAACGTTATGCACCTACATTCGGCTTTGACTCGCAACAATCTTTAGCCACCTACGGCACACCAATCCCGCTTGTATTCACCGATGGCGGCCTGTTGATCTCGCCGCTACTTGTCTGGAGCCGTGTTATCAGTCGCGGCAATTACCAGATTGCAGAAATGCAGTTCCTAGTGGGTCAAGGTCCGTTGCCTATCCGAACGGACTGGTCTGGAGATGGAGGTAAATATGGAAATATCTTTTTAGGAAGCAATAAAATCGATACAAGTTCTATTGAAGACTTTGCTTTTTATTTTCGAGATGGCAACGCAAACGACAATCGTTTTGGTCGTGAACATCTAAAAGCTGGTAAACTTAACGCTACTGTACCGCTAGCTTTTACGGCACCAACAGCAGTTGGTAGTGATGTTTTTGCTTTTAGTTCATCTTTTACACCAAGTAGCCAGGCTCAATTTGGTGTTTATGGTGGCATCCCTAATGCGACTAATCTGCGGCTCAACTGGCAAGTGATTTCACAGGACACAAAAAGCAGTCCAGCAGAACGAGATTATAGTCCTCTAGACATAAGAAACTGGATTGCAGGACCCCATGAAGATCACGAAAAAATGATCGCAGCCGGCATGACTGGCACGGGCACAAATTACGCACGTCGTGTTGGGATCATTAAAACCGAGTTGGCAGTAGAAAAAGAACAGATCAAAGGTAACTATGCAAAACTTGACGCAGATTTAATTAAAGCACGGATTTTTACAGGTCAAGCGGGTGATGATGGCGTAGGCACAAAAATTACTATTGTCATCGGAGATGGTGTTCAAAGTGAACAATTCGGTAGTATCAACTGGAGCAAAGTAGACCCTTATGCTGCTAATCAAGGCAAAGATATTAAAAATATTCTTGAAAGCGAACACGCTACACATGATGACGCCATGCAGGTCGGTGAGCAGTTTTTGATTGGTACAGGCATATGGATGGTTACTGGCAAGACGGGTATTTGGGAAAAGAAGAAAACTCCTAGAATTGAAGTTACATTACGTTGCATTAAACGCCTTAGTGGATTTGCAGCAACAGGTGGAATAGAGCCCGTTACTTTCGGCATGGCTTCACCAGATGCAATCAATGAGACAACAGCACCCTATGTTGGGACAACAGATGATGATGGCAATGCATCATTTATAAAAGCTCCCCCTTATGCTGCAGCAACATATACTACGAAAGATCGAATTATTGACGAAGCCTTTTTCCCAATTTGCAAGGTATCTGTAGCCACGGTGCAAAATACTCGACCCTGCGATGTGACTGAAATTGGCTTGAAATCACAAGTATGGTTGCGTTTCAATAATCTGTGTAATTTCTCTACAATTCCATCGCCAGAACAGCTACGCAAGGCTGATGGCAATCGAACAATGTATCAGACAGGCACAATGAATAAATACGCCTGTCGCGTCAGCCTATTCTCACTAGATATACGCAAAGCAAATTCCACTTCAGAAACAGACTGGACACCTTCTGGCGAAACTTTTGCCATCAAAGGCGAAACTCCGACTGACATGTTTAATTACATTCGCATTTATCACGGCGCTACAAGTGCTTTAGAGTTTCGTTTGCGTCCACGCACCAGTGCAGAAGCTGTTTATATTATCAAAAACCCAGACTGGGAAGTGATCCTATTAGATGCAGGTAAAGATAATTATGTTGACTGGTCTAGATTTATTGCCGGTCAAACAATGTCTTTTAGGGTCAACGGTAAAAGAGTTTACATTAAAGAGCTGTGGGGTCTCAACGAAATGGGATCTCCTTATCTTGCTGTTGAGCGCACGCCTACTACCGAGCCTAAAACCGTTATTTTTGATAAGTATCAATTTCGCTCCAGCAGCCCGGGTTATTCCGATAAGCGACCAACTGAAGAAGACATCAGTAAAGCGTGGCAATTTATGCTTGCCTATCGCCCAAGCCCTGAATATCTAGATTTTCCATCAACACCCGATAAATGGCGTAAGCCATCCAAAAATACAGCTATTGAATCAACATCTCCGCCGGTACTTGATATAACAACTGGCGAAGGCAAAGATATTTTTAATGCTTACGATCCAACTAAACTTCGTCTGGGTACAGAATATAAGGTAGTTGAAGCCTTCAAGCCAACAGCATCAAACACTGTTGTGTTTGAATTTACAGTAAGAGTAGCAGAGCCAGCGACTGGTAGCGGTCCTTCTACTTACCACTGGATCTTAGTAAACACGCGCATTAGAAGTGCAGGTACAGGCTGGAAGATTGGCGATCGAATTCCCAAAGGTTTAATCCAGGGATATTTTCCGGGCGCCAAGATTTTTGAAGCAGTATTCCGCGTTGATTCTGTAAAGGAAACTGACGTAGTACCGCCCGTGACTAAAACTCGCGTTTTTGGCAAGTACACTGCCATCGCAGAAGTAAGCCAATATCCCAACGAAATTCAGCGCAGTTGTGATAACGGTCCCGAGCATCAAATCGTTTACATCAACGAATCATTAAAAGATGCCACGGAGGCGAAGTATCCCCGCTGCGCGATGGCAGGTTTACGCCTGCGCTCGGGTCGTAGTTATAACAGCCTGGATCAGTTGCGCTTTTACGCGACAAAGGGCTTGCAAATCCCAACGCTGCCACTAGGCACCAGCAGTAAGCCGGTTGCAACATCAAAATACTTTTCTGATATCGCCCACTACTTATTGACAAATACTGAAACTGGTGCGGGTGTATTGGCTGACGGCTTAGTAGACGAGGATCAACTTAGAATATGCCGTAAATTCTTGGAAACAAATAAATTTCATTACAACGATGCAATCACTGAAGCAGTCAACATTCGTTCATTTCTCGGACAAATTGCTCCATCCATGCTGTGCTCAGTGGTAGTACGCAACGGTAGATTTTCAGTTGAACCAGCCGTGCCTTTTAATAAAGTTGGTGGCGAAATTAGCGTAGGTGAAAAAGTGCCAATTAGCGCCATGTTCACTTCAGGTAATATTATTGAAGATACTTTTACGGTTGAATATTTGGGTGCGGAGGAGCGCAAAGATTTTACCGCTGTTATTCGCTGGCGCGAACATAAGGAAAACGAGTTTCCAGTATCTAGAACAGTTCTAGGGCATTATTCCGATATAACAGAAGAAACGCAAAGACCAATCGAAGAGTTTGATTTACGCTGGATTGACAATGAAGCGCACGCCCTAAAAGCAACTAAATACTTTCTGGCGATTCGCCGATTAGTAACACATGTTGTTAAATTCAAAACCACACCACTCGCTAGTGTGCTCAATCCAGGCAGTTTTATCATTGTTAGTACCGACAGCAATCCTTACACCCCAGCCAATAACGGTGTAGTTCTGGACGATGGCACGGTTGTCAGTGCCATTCCACTCACAGCTAGTGCTACAGCACTGAATATATACTTCTGGGAGCGCGGCGGTGAAGAAGTGCGAGAAGGCTCGATGGTGGTTGACGCTGACGCTGAAACTGGAACACTCAGAACCAAAGAGCCTCGTGGAGTAATTTTTGCAGTCAAAACGATCGGAACGCGAGATAACTGCTATATGGTGGAGTCGATTACGCTAGATGAGGACGGCATGGTTGACGTGACAGCTACCCACTTCCCACTCGATAACGATGGCAAGAGTTTGATTGCCCGCGATATTGTGGATGTGACGGGTGCTTACATCAAAACTGAGACGCTCTGATGGCTGATTTTCCCTCTATCGTACCTACAAGCCGTAGTTTCCAGCCCGGAGACTGGCCTATTAAACGCTTTACATCTCAGAACGGCTCTGAAGTTCGTATTTTGCGTGGCAACAGTCGCGTCAATAGCCAACTGGAATTGGGCTACGATAACATTTCGGACACTGAAGCAAACAAGTTTCTTACCCATTACCGCGAAGTCCAAGGCACGTTCAAGACTTGGTATTTCCCGAAACCGCCATCTGACGGAAAATTCGTCGAGGCATTTAGAGGCTGGGGCGGTCCTTCTACGACTGAGCTTGAAACATCACCATGGGGAATGGCGTGGCGGTATGCCGAACCGCCGCAAGTTACACAAGTCAAGCTAGGCATTAGCAATATCCGCCTGCGTCTGATTGGCGTACTGCGTGACGCAACCACAATTACAAGTGCAGCATCTGTTGCCCCAATCCCGCCCGCACCAGCCTCCGTGCCGCGCTTTACTCTCTTCTACGGAATTGAGTGGGCCGAATCAGCTGATGCTGCCGAAGTTGACTGGCGCAATGACGCAAAAGGTTTCTCGGCATTCGCTGCCCGTACAACTGTCGGCGTTCCAGCTTGGACATTTTCCGGCGGTCAAAACAGACAACCCGGACTTCAATGGGAGATTGCAGGCTTTGGCACTACGCCCCAGACGTTTGAGATTGTCTGTGTAGACA